GTAGATACTTCCATTTCTTGTAAATCGTTACCGACACTCATTTGTATACTCCGAATAAAATCTTTTTTTTTTTTAATTTATTCTATATTTATTTATAGAATTATAGATTTAAAAGGTATTCACCAAAGAGAGCTAATTTATTTTGCTCATTTAATTTTCTTGATGCAGAAAGTCTTTCAATTTTTTGCTTTGCTTCTGCAGCATTCATTTCCTTCAGGATGCCACCATCCCATACCCACTCTTTACCTTCCATAATTCCTTGAACAAATGCATCAGGTGCGGATGGATCAGCAACAATGTCAGCAGCAGTTGCCAACATAAAATCTTCTCCCACATACTTAATGCCATTCTTTTCCACTAAAGATCCAATTCCTCTAGATGAAACCCCAAGAGTTACACCTTCACCTAAAAGTGACTTGGCAATGTTTCCCATTGGAGTATCAAGAATTTTTGCCCTTCCAATGAAATTAGTTCCCTCTTTTCTGAGATTTGTAATCATATGAGAAACTCTATCCAGATTTACTGTTGGTCCATCTGGATGACCAAGTTCGCCTAATGCTCTTCCTTTAGAAATAAAACTTTGGGTATATCTATTAACTTCTCTTTCCATAATAGAAAGAGGATAATTCCTACCATTTCTATTGGTAACTTCTGCTTGAAGGAAAGGTCCCTGAATATACAGAGTCTTTACTCCATTTTTTTCTTCAGTAATAATTTCTACTGATTCTATTTCTTCTGTAATGAGTTTCATAGTTATGCCTGGGATGAAATTTGTACTTCTGAGATGAACACATTTGCAGTTCCACCTTGTCCCAAGGCAGAAACTTTTACACTTCTTGCAACTACTGCATTAGTTACTGTGATAATTCCAGTAACTGAAGTAGTATTATGATTAATTGTAATAGATTCTGGTGCAACAGCAGTAACTGCCACGTGTGAGGTATTAATACCAGATGTAGTAGCACCTTCTACTGATACATAATCACCTACCAAAAATGGGTTTCCATAGTTCTGCCCAAAAGTTACAACTGTAGTTGAACCAGTTGTAATGCCTGAAATCTGCTGTCTAGCAACTCTCTCTTTCAGAACTTCTGGTTGAGAAGTTACAATATGAAAATCTGATGAAGTTGCAGTTGGTGCAGTTCCAATAGCGACTGTTGCATTTGCAGCACCAGTTGAAATTCTCAAAACACCACTTTTCAGTGAAATGGCATCACTGGTTGATGCTGCTCCAGTTGTAACACCAGTTAATGGTGCAATTGTTTGCACTATTTTGTATGACATTCTTATAATTTGACAATATTAAGTATTTAGTAAATCCTAAATTACCTACTTATTTCTTCCCAATCCATAGCAGCAAGAATGTCTGCTCCAGCAGAACTTGTAGAACAAACAAGCGTAAGTTCATAAGGAGTTCCAGTTAATCCATCCCTTTCTAATTGAAACTTAAATAATGCTTCTTTAAGAATATCTACTGGAACGGAACTTTGTTGAGTTGAATTTAAAAATCCACTTGCTAAAATTCTACCTCCACTAACTGCACCACCATCAATTTTATATTCAACCGCAGAATCAACACCTGCACTTACCCAAGTTCCCCCTGTTGTAGTGGCACTTGCTCTTACCTGCCAGTTATAGTTAGCATTATTTATAACACCAAGAAGTGAAATTGCAGTTAAAATTACAATTCCATCCAATCTATTTGGAGAAGATTTAAGTCTAATTGAAATAACTGGATAGTAAGTTCCTGCTGGAGTTGGCAAATCCACTGGAGAATCAACAGGAGTCTGTACACCTTGTTGCAATCCACGAAGTTCATATCCACCTTCTGAAATTACAGTAGAGCAAACTTGCTTGAGGGTGCTTGCACTTGTGGTTATTCCACTATTTGTAATCTCATATCTTAAAGGCAATGATGCTGTTGTAATATATGTAGAAGTAACTAGATTTGAATGGTGGAATGAATGACAATGAATGAATTTACCATCTATCACAAAACCAACTCTTACTGTTCCTAATCCCAACCATTCAATGTCGGTCCACATAATTTGACCTTTGGATACATCAAGTGTATATCCTGATGGTCCAGTTCCATCTAATTTATCTTGACTCCATTGAGATTGAGGAACTCTTGTTTCTGATAAAGATCCAGTAACTAAACTTCTTTCTACGAAACTGACTGAAGTGGTTCCAATTCCAGCAACTTCAAAATAAATTCCATTATCTGCTCCAAAATATCCAACTCTTTGATTTAAATTTTGTTTTGGGGTATTCATTACAAATGTATTCATTATCTGTAATGATTTTCCAGGTTGATATGAAAATACTTTTGTAGTTTCTCTGATAATTGATGCAGTACTTCCAACTCCAACAGTTAAATCCACTAAACCTTGTACAGTAACAAATCCAACTGTGGAACCAGTTCCAACAATCAAGTTAGTCCAAAGATTATTATCTCTATATCTGTGAGAACTATCAAATAAGGTAAGTGGATTCGATACTCGTAATCTACCAAAAGCATCATGTTGATCTAAACTTGGTTGATATAAGTGTGACATTAGACTACCCTCCAGGAATTACCTTTCCAAATAAATGTTAAACTGCCATAATCATAAGCAAGAATTGCTCTATCCCTACTGTCTATTAGGTCTGATCCTGTTGGCAATATTGTAATATATCTATTAGTTCCTTTTGATGCTTCTCCCAATTCATCTTTAACAATAAATATTTTTCCTTCTCTATCTGCTTTTGGTAAAGTAATAGTAACTGCTCCTGCATAGTTCACTCCAATATAATAATCCTCAGGTCTTACTGTATATGAAGATGATGTTACAGATTTAACTGGAACATCCATATAAGTAAGATTTGATTCACCACCTCCACCTAATGTAGAGAGTTGCTGCTGAATTCTTTCTACAAAAGTTTTATAGTGCTTTTGTAATTGATCAAAGGTTACAAAGTTTTGATCTAATGGGGTGAGTGGATCTTTTTGCTGTTTAATATTTGAGGGTTCTGAAAGAAGTCCTAAAGACTTTTCAATTAAAGTCTTTTCTTCTTTTACTACTACTTCTTTTACTTCTTCTACTATCTCTTCTTCTATTATTTTTTCTTCAACAACCTCAACATCCTTTGGTTTTTTATATTCCTTTGCCAAAGGCTTAACAAAGTCTTCAAAAAAAGAATTTCCAAGAATCTCCTGCATAGATTCTTTTTGTTCTTTTTTTGCAGACTTTATTGTTTTAAAGAAGTCCTTTAACTCCTTGTCCACTTATCACTCCTGCTCTGTTTGAACACCAAACATATCTTGAGCAACATAAGGAGTTATTTTTTCTATGTTCTCTGCAGATTTTGCATAAAGAATCTCTTTAATCTTATCAGTAACTTCTTCTGGTGAACCACCATTAAAAATAGTATCCATTAATTCAATTGTAGATTCCATTTATAACCTCAAAATTATACACTATTTATATCTCTGCTGCCTTGGCATTGATTGAGACATCTTTGTTATTATCTACATCAGGTTCTTTTGGAACTGATCCCATAGGTTGATTACCTGGCATTGGTTCTAAAGGCATACCATCTGGACCAACCATAGGCATTAATTTTGGATCTGGATATAATCCATCATCAATCTCTTTCTTCATCAAATTATTTTCATCCACAATCTCCTGATCAGTTTGTCTCAGGATCTTACGTCTTACATAATCTTGTGAATAGTACCTACCAATGTAAGGTTCAATTGCAACCATCAGATTGAGTCTTTCATTCATTAATTCAGTATCTTTAAGTTCTGAAAAATGTCCATCATACAAGTAATCATATTGAATATGATCACTCATCTTTTCCCAATCTTCTGGAGTTACAATGTTCTTGAGGATTAATTGTGTTTTAAGAAGATCATGGAATACATTGCTAAATCTCTTTCTCAATCTTCCTACAAATTTACCAAACATCAATTCATCTCTAAGAATTTCAGATGATCTTCCTAAATTGAATCCAGTGTCTGAAGCAGTTCTTGACTCAGGAACATTCAGTGCTCTGAAAAGTTTCTTTTGGAAGTATTGAACATCAGTAAGTTCTCCAAGATTTTGACCACCTGGAAGTGTTGTGATTTCAGTTCCTCTTCCACCTTCTCTACGTGGCAACCAGAAGTCTTCCATCATAGACATAAACTTCTTGTCATCACGCATTTCACCAGTGTTAGCATCATAAACAAGTTTATTTCTATACCTGTTCATAACATCACGAAGATATTGCTCTGCCTTTACCTTAGGAAGATTGCCCACATCAATGTAGAAAATCCTTCTTTCTGGTGCTCTAGAGAGTCTATAAATTACCAAAGCATCCTCAATCATTCTAAGTTGATTGAGTGCCTTAATTGCTTTATGGAGATATGATAAAGTGAGTTGTCTATTTCTATCAACTAATCCAGAAG